ATTGGGCACGATTACGCCATCGGTCTTTGGCACGAACATCTCAGCGCCGCGCTCACCTACGACATAGGAAGTACCAGCTTTAACTGATCCACCTTCGGCGCGACCACCGCCAAAAGCCGATGAAATTAAATTACTGATTCCCTTCACGACAGGATTATTTGCCACAAGATTGATTAAACCTTTGACAGCGCTAACGACATCACCAACTGCGTCAGCTACGCGAGCAAAGCCATTTACAAGACCCGAAATAATTGATCCAAGCGCTGAGAATGCCGCACCTAAACCCTTACCAAGTACGGGCAAAACATTGGCAATAATGAAAGTCACAAAAGTTTTGAATCCGTCAATAAGCGGCTTTAATGAGTCATAGTTGTCGTCAATCGCTTTTTTGACTTTATTGAAAGCTGAGAATATGCCACTGATCACAGGTGTGACTGTCTGAATTATTGCAGGCACAACTGTCTCCACTAAAAATCGATACCATCTCTGAAGCGTAGGCAACGCATCTTCTTTGATAAATGCAAATAAATCCTTAAAAACGGGTGATAACTGTGTGCCTAATTTGTCGGCAAAATCGGCAATGGCTGGTATGCCCTTATCAACAAAATTTGTGATCAATGGTGTTATTGCATCAAGTACAAATGATCCTACTGTCTCTTTTGCTTCATCAAAAGCAATACCGAGACGCTCCATTTTGCCCGCGAATGTCTCAGCTTGCAAAGTTGCTTGACCGCCAAAAGTAGCTGATAAAGCTTTGGTGACTTCATCAAAAGTCATTGATTTTAATTCTGCGGCAGATAATCCAATACCTAAACGACCAAGAGCGGCAGTGTTACCCTCAAAACCGCGTGCTAATGCCGCGCTGACTGATTCCAGAGATTTACCGCTACCAGCCGCAATATCAAGAGCCAAAGCCTGCAATCTTTGAGCTTCGGCGACATCTTTAGTGCTTCGCACTAATCGATCAAAACTTGGTCTGAGCTGATCATCAGTCACACCTACTGCGACAGCCGTCTTTGATATGTATTTCTCAACATTGGCGACCACTTGATTGCTTGCACCTGCAACATTGCGAAGGCTAGTCGCTAAAGCTGTCTGTGCCTTTTCGTCTTCAATTGCCGCTTTAACACCATCAACCAAAAGCTTGCCAGCGTATGCCGCCGCCGCCGCACCTGCCGCCGCAAATGCCAATCCTGCCTTCTTGCCAAAGTCTGCGACCTTACCGCCAAAACCTTCGACCTCATTTGAGCTATCTGTCAGCTTCTTGCGTAAATCATCAACATCAGCAAGTATCGACAGCTTGAGTGTGCGCGATCCTGCCATCAGTCAAACCTCTTAACAATCTCCGAGAATGATTGCTCCCATTGTTTCACAAGCTCGCCCTGATTAGCGCGAAGCGTGGGATATATGAACCAGCCTTGCGGATTCCAGGTCGGGAATTGGTTGAATTTCTTTGATCCGAATTCCATGCCGCCCCAAAGTTGTTGAGTAGTTGCACCGCCTGAGAATCTTTGTGAAGCGTAACCGATAGACAATTCACCAAGTTTTGATGATTTGCTTACCTTTGATCCTTCAACAATGCGGCGTGCAACTTCAGGCGCTTTCTCGCGTCCGTATGAAGCTGTGATGATCTTGCCACGCAAGAAATCAGCCAAAGCATTGGATTTCTTTTTGGCTTCTTCAAGCGCTTGCTCGTCCATTGCTTTGAACGCACGCTTGATTGCAGTCAGCTCTTTTTTGTCATAGCTGATTGCGTCTTGTGCCATTGCGCTTCTCCAATACCTCAATCGCCGTCATAATGTCTTCAGCCGATGTCCATTCAGACATCGGAATTCCTGTGGCGATCGCCAGCTCGACAATTAGCCGCCCGACTGATCCGCCGCCGTGACTTTTGGGCTGAGTGGGCTCGCATCTATGTCTGCCACAGTCTCGATCCAGGTATCAAACGGAAGTGATGGCTTGCCTGCCGCTTCACGCTTAATTGCGTTATACGCCAAAAAAGCAAGATCAGTCATTCCGAGAAGGTTGTCTCCTTTGATGTCTGTGATCCTGCGACCTGTCTTTGTCTCCCATTTGACCCATTCAGGCGGCAGTACCGTGACCGATATTTGCTCGCCTGAATTGAAAGTCACTTCAAGTCCTAACTTCATGCTCCTGATGTCCTATCTCTTAGCTGAATGTTTCGGTCGGTGTTCCGACAACGGTGAATGAGAAGCTGACGGTCTGTGCATCGGGTGAAGTACCGCCTACGCTTGGGAATGCTGGCATTACATTGAAAGCAAACACCGCTCCCGTGATAGCAGTCAGCGAGACCGCCAAAGTGGTATTCGGTGCGCTTTCGGTTGCATTCCATAGAGCTTCGCAAAGTGAATCAGCCGCGCCCCAATCGGCGAGCATCTCCATTTCAAAGCTCCACTGATCATCAATGTGCTTATAAGCTTTTTGATACAAAGTCTGATAAGTCTCGATGGTCGGATCATTGCTGAGCGTTGCCGATAAAGCTTGCTCATCGTAATTTTTGGTCGCGATCGTCAAGACTAGATCGCGCCCCGTGATGACGGTCGTTGCCATGATTACTCCTTAATTGGTCTGAGTGAAGTATGTCGAAATATTGATGTCAGCCGTAAGGTACTGAGCCGCACCAATTTGTGTCACCAATGGACGCTCCACAACGCCCACGATGTATCCAGCAGGCAAAGCCGCTAGAATGCTAATGATTAGCTTCTCGATATTATCCAAAGAAGCTGGATTGCTGTTATACGACACGATTGCCGTTGCAACCATATTGACTTTTATTTTGACATTGCCTTTTGATAGCAATTGTGGCTCAAAATAAGGTGATCCAGGTACTAAAACGATTGCAGGCGATATGACTGACTCAGGCACGCTGTTGTATGTCGATGCGGCAAGTCCTGAGAATGCTGTTTTGAGCGCATCGCGAATCGTGACTTGAATTGAATTGGCAGGCATTATTGAACCATAGTCTCGACATCAAGATACGGTGCGAGCAAAGCTTGGACTCTCGAAAGCAATGATCGCCCAAGACGGAATGGCGTAGGTGCAAAATCTACGCCTTCGAGCTGACCGCCGATCGAGAGTCGGGATTGAAATATCTCTGTGCTGACGACATAGACCGCAGATTCGACTGCGGGGGTGCTGGCGTACAAAGTCGCCGCGTCATAGCCTGATAAGTATGCAGTGCCTTGTGGTATCGATGGCTGAAGCTCGATGTCTGCATTTGTAACCGCGCATGAGAATACTTGACCGTTAAAGTCGATCGAATATCCTGCGGGTAGGAATGGGAATGGATAGCCATATTGCGGCGTATATTCTGAAATAAATCGATAATCATTGGTGACGGTTTTTGTGCCGTTAAATATTGTCGGAAGTCCTGAGATCACAATGCTTTGACCGGTCGTAAATCCGTGCGGGCGTACTGTGTAGTAATACGCGACATTATCTTTTAATTGAACCCATGCGACTTTGGAACTATTTTGTACCAGCATCGGAAGGATTATGTTCTCCGCGCTGTCAATAATTTGATTCAAATATGTGTCATCGTAAAGAGCAGAGCTAACACCAAGCACATTCCGCAATTGAGTTGCAGTGATTATTGCTGGCATTAGCTCTGATCCTTTCGATTCGGCTGGACTGACTCAGGAGCGAATCAGTCCATGACTAGGTGGCTGATTAAGCCTTGTTATTCTTGAAAGCGCCAGCCGCAATCTTCGTGACGATGGAACCATATCCATACATCATAATTGAGACTTGACCTGTTGAGATCAAATTACTGCGAAGCTGGAATGATGGGCTTTCAAACCACTGATAAGCATCACGATTGACAATAAGAATTGTTCCATCGCCATCGCCGCCGTTGTTGTAATCCACATAGAGATCAAGACCTGCGACATTGCCGCGAAGTGATGAAGGTGTTACAACACCGCCTGCATTTTGTGGCTGTGATGCGTTGTAGATTGGACGACCATTGTCGTTCAATGTCATGAGATTTGCCCATTGACCGCTCGAGACGATCATGCTTGATGCAAATTGTTGTGTGTTGCCATAAACGCTTGCGGCACCACGCGAGACAATTCCAAGAAGCTCTGTGGCTGTTGGATATGTTGTGGTGGTTGTGCTGTCAAGTGTTGCACCTGCAATCAGCGCATTATTGACTGCCGCATTTGTAGCCTTTGCATACGCTCCTGCGAGAGTGCGCATCAATTCCTCGAAGAATGCAGGACTTGTGCGATCTAGCAATTCGACAGAGAAAGTCTGTTGTCCTGCGTACTTAGATACAGTCGCAGTTACGAAAGCCGCATTCTGATCGGTTTCGCTAGGTGTTCCAGCTTCGGAAGTAGCCGCAACGGTAGGTACAACGGTGATCTTGGGCAATTCGAAGGACATGCCAGCATCAGGCAATACACCCGAGCTTATGGCTTCAATGCTCGGTCTAAAAGTATTTGTTAGACCATTGATAACAGTTGTCAATTGGCGTGTTGGTACAAGACCAGCATTGTCAGTTGTATCTGCGGCGGCGGCGACATAAAGACGAGCATCTTCATCACCTAGCGCGGCGCGTACAGTGTTCTCGAGATACTTGATCGGGCTTGGATCAAGGCGTGGCTTTGCATAGAAAGCTGGACGCGATGACGCTTCGATCTTGAGTGAAGCTTCCACCGTCTCTTGAACGGCAGGAGCGTCTTGAACGGTAGTGTCTTCCACTTGTTCTCCTTCGGTCGGGTTTGTTGTTGCATCTGAAGCATCTTCAGCTTCAGAATCTTCTTTGTCTTCGCTTGCGGCGACATCTGCAACGCGAGCAGATCGCACTGCGGGTTCTGTCACCAGGCTGACCTCAATTAATTCGCTTGCAATGATGATCATTGCTCCATCTTCAGTCTCATAATCATCGACTGCAACGCCGACTGAGAATCCGTCACGCAGACCAGCCATTGCTTCCTCAAGTGCGTCATTGCCTGATGTTGTGTTGGCAATCTTAAAAGTTGCATTGATCCCGACCAATTTATCCTTCTCATACACTTCGTCCATCGACAAAGTACGACCAATTGGGCGTGTCATATCGTGTTCAAGATTTAGCTTCACAGGTGTCATTGGCACTGATCCAGCACGAAAGATTGTGCGTCCTGCGCTTGTTAATGCGACTTCATCG